CTTCACTGCAAACGGCAGTACGTGTTTCAACAATGCTTTCTTGGCTTCTTTCTTGATGAACGCTTTGACGACCTGGGTGGAACCCTTGTGCGAGGGTGGGTGTGAGGCCTGAACAGCGTTAACGGCAGTTTGCATACCCACATTCAATACTGGCTGGGAAGTAGCCATTTGTGCGATAACTGCATCTTCTAGAGTAACGTACTCATAGTTGATGAAAACCTCAATCACCATAATTGATGCTGAGATTTTGGAACCGAATACTGCAATGTAAACAGTTTCCCAAGTATCATCACCAGCAGATGAGTTCGAGTTGGTCAAGGAGACGTCTTTGAAATCATATGCGTTTGAACTGCGCGGGTGTGATGTTGTGTGCCATTCTCCACCATGGGTAAATGGATGCATGTCCCATGAAGTGAAGTTGGAAGGTAGAAAAGTGGTACCACCGGGGAGTGATGGAGGTGGACCACCTTTCGCTATGACGAGATAGCCTGAAGCGTCTGTTGCACTAAGCGTGTTAGCAATTCTAACACCCATTGAAGTGGGCCGATATGATTTGCCGTATGTGTTCGGGAGGTTAGTTGTCATAGTTCCGCCCCAAGTGGGTTGCCACGTTACCGTGGTTCCAGTGATGGAGGAGTTGTCTAACTGTGGAAAATTAACCTTTGGATTGAACGCCATAGCAGCAGCACCACCGGCGCCTGTGGCTAAGACTGTGGATAAACGTTGTTGAAAAGTCAACGATCGCCCAGCACCTTGATCAGGATATTGGGCAACAGCAGCTTCTGGAGAAAAAGGATCGGTAAGTCCGATAAGCATGGATTCATGCTCACCAAGTCCTTGTGGGACGGAGCTACCTTGCCCTCGGGGAGCAGGTTTTGGGCCTGCTACCTTACGGATAACTTGTTTTACCTTTTTGATAACTTGTTTTTGTTTCGTCATTTTATTTGTTTAGAGTGATATTTACACATTAGGGGGGTAAATCCTTTAAAACCCCCCCTATGTAAATCGCACTTCCCTAAGTCTTAACCTAGCCCGTGCCATCAGCACGAGACCCCCCAGCTAACCTACGCAATTTCAACGCTGGCATAGGCTGTTTACCGCTACGGACGTAGTCGTTCGGTTCAACAGTACCAAATTTGACCTCACTCACTGCTCGGGCAGGGTTAGTCTTTGATGGTTTAATAGCTGGTTTGGTTTTGCCATACACACTATAGGTCGAACAAATCAATCGACCAGGTTCCACCTCGAACCCGCCAATAAATTTGTATTCTCGACCTGCAGCGTAGTGTGCTGACATGTTGAGTACGCCTGCGAGGGTAGTTTTCTCAGATAGTTCCTTTAAGAAACCATTGACGTCAAACGAATCCTCATCAAGTTCCATGGCCACCACTTCATTCATCCAATCACCATAATCATTTGGATATTGGTCCTCTTCAGGCCAATCATCTCCAAAACGTGCTAACGTCTTAGTGTTGGCAAAACCAACAGCTAATTCTAACACTTTCTTACAAAGATCACCGATAATGGGAGTGTTACGGTCGGTCAGTAAGAATGAACATGATTTCTCGAACAACTTTTGTTCCGCAGAAATTGGAAGATTTGTGGTTAAATGGAACTTCTCCATCTGTCTTCTTAAACTACACATTGATGATGTGTTACCACCCCACACGTCTGGTCCGTAGACACGCGCGAGGAAATTGACTCCTGTTTCACCTTCGGAAAAGAAAGGTGCTTTAACAATGAAGCCAACGTCTCGTCCAGCTCTTACGACACTAGCAGGTTTGACATTGCCACATAAACCGTCATCTCCTCCAGCAACAGCGGAGTCGACAAGCTTATTCCAGGCTTCTTCAAACGAACATTTGTCATAAACAAAGGACAAGAACATGATAAACAACGTAATCAACGTGTTGAATACGGACGTTCCCATTTCGCCAGAACCACGATCAAATTCTTGATCGTACCAAGTTCCATGAGACGTTACAACTCGATTACCAAAATGATTGGCATGTAACATCTCAAACTCAGTATGGTATCCGACATCATACAGGAAACGTGAAAACATGAGTTCGATTTCTCTACAAAATTCATTGACATGACCGTCCATACGGTGAATATCCTGTGCTACAACATGCCCACTGGAAGAACAAATTTCAGCGACTCGTTGAGCTACTTCTTTAGGGGATTTGCTAAAGGCATAGAACGGGAATCGCTTCATATAGTCCATGATGGGGTAAAGAAATGCTGCGTAAGGAATCTTCATAGATGGGGGAAACATAGTAATGTTTCGCGGGTCAGACGGCTTGGAATAAGTTTCACGCTTTGGCATACTTGTGACGGTATTGCCAACAGAGGTATAATCACCAGCAGTCATGACGTCACGAATTTGACTAGGACGTTTTTGGCGTTCTAACAAACTCACATAGTCAAGCGGCTCAAGACTATGTCGGTCACGTTCTGGGATCATTTTGGACATGAAAAATTCCAATGCTTGTCGTTTATGTTGGGTCATTTTAAATTCTCCTATTACTTCTTTTACTTCTTCTCTTATCTTTAACACACGTCCACGGATAGCTTGGTCGGAGCTGTCTTTATTGTCAATAGGCACGAAGCCAGGTGACACAAATGGTTGCGCAAAGGGAACCATCATTGGACGATCAGTTGGATCAGGGACAGAGAATCCATAAGTCAAAGTGCTAGGAGTATCAATGATATTGATAGGTTTAACATCAAACTCGACGGAGTTCAGGAAATGTAACAAAATTGGAGCTTCGATATCTTTGGTAGGACTGTCTTTCATATGAGCTTTCACTTGATAAAGGGATAAGACGGTCTTGGGAGATACGAGCTTAGTTGCTTGGAGTGCATTAAAAACGTCATAAGATACGGTAGCGCTAGTTTCATACCCCACTGGGCAGACTGACACTAATTTCTCTTCACGGGTTCTAATTACGTTCTTGACGAATCCTTTGTGAACGGGAGCCAAACGGATCAGGTTTTCACCATACCACCACGACCAAATAGCACTGAGGCCATAAGTAGTCGCGATAGGAAATAATCCGATGACTGACTTGTCATCTTCAAAAGATCGCTGTTGAACGTCATACAACACTGATTTATAAGGGATGCCGAGAATTCGTTTTGTGACAACGAATGAATCGACGGAGTAGTTCCATAAATCATGAGTATACACGGCACCACCAGACACTTGCCAAACAATCTTCCCAACATCGTTAAAATGATAGGAATAGTTTTGACAGTTAAATCCGGCTGTGCTTGGTGTTACTGTATAAAGAAGATGTGGACGATTATTATTTGCCAAAAACGTTGGCATATCAACATAATAATCGACGTCAACCATAACGATGACATCTTCTTCGGTTGTAGCATCAAACTGAGCTTCAAACTTCAAATCTGTAGACCAAAAGTAAGAACGTTCACCACGCGTTCCCTTTTTGTGATCACGGTTTGACATCTGGTACGAATATTTGTTAAGGCCTACTGTGGCAATAACAGATGTGATGAAGTTATTCGCTGATGTACGTGCTGCGGCGACAGCACCGTGTGAATGTGATTGGTCAACATTTACTGAAAAATACTCAACTTGTCGGAAAGCTTTACGCAATGGCTCATACAGGGATTTGAGCTTGGTTTCATTCAAATGCAAAGTAACAAATTTTCGGAAGAAATTTTGTACTGGCGATGTCAAAACAAATTTGACTACGCCACATGCTAAGAAGAAACCCAATGCGAAGTTAATTCCAACTCTTGGGTTAAGTTTCTCTTCGGGGTAGTACCTTTCATAAGTATCATGGACCGGGTCATAGATCCATTTGCCTAATTCAGGGCCACCTCCGAATTCGGGGGTTTCCCCAATGCCCATGTGATACTCATCAGTGAGTACCGCAAGGGCAAGGGGGTGAGGGACGTAATCATACGTCGTCTCAGGAGTTCGCGACTGGATTGATTCCACCAAAGTGGCAAATCCTGTCGTGAACAGGCGCAAATAATCG